AAAACACAAAACCCTTGCTGTGCGGATATTGCAATATGTTTTTTGTCGCCAAGGCTGGACAGATTTTAGGTTTTTAGCTGGTGGCACGGGCGTTGTCAGGGTGTTGGTGCAAATGGTTGGTTTATGACTTTGAGGACGGCTGCGGGGGAGCGATCGCTAAAAACACAAAACCCTTGCTGTGCGGATATTGCAATATGTTTTTTGTCGCCAAGGCTGGACAGATTTTAGGTTTTTAGCTGGTGGCACGGGCGTTGTCAGGGTGTTGGTGCAAATGGTTGGTTTATGACTTTGAGGACGGCTGCGGGGGAGCGATCGCTAAAAACACAAAACCCTTGCTGTGCGGATATTGCAATATGTTTTTTGTCGCCAAGGCTGGACAGATTTTAGGTTTTTAGCTGGTGGCACGGGCGTTGTTAGGGCATTGGTGCAAATGGTTGGTTTGCGGCTTGGGGGACGGCTGCGGGGGAGCGATCGCTAAAAACACAAAACCCTTGCTGTGCGGATATTGCAATATGTTTTTATCGCCAAGACTGGGCAGATTTTAGGTTTTTAGCTGGTGGCACGGGCGTTGTTAGGGCGTTGGTGCAAATGGTTGGTTTGCGGCTTGGGGGACGGCTGCGGGGGAATATTGCCAAAAACACGAAACCCTTGCTGTGCGGGGATTACAATATGTTTTTGTCGCCAAGGGTGGCATCCGTCGGGCTTTTTTACCGATGGTGCTGGGCGTTGACGTGGTGTGAGTACAAATCTACGGCTAACAACAAAAGTCAACCCTTGTTTTATTTTTTAATGCAGTAATTAAGCTTTTACTGCATTACTTGATTGATTGGTTTACCCTATGAAATACTCGTCGTTATTTACCGCTGTCAACCTATCAACTTCGTCTGTTACCCAGCGTTGACTATACCCACAAAATTCGGCAACCTTGGCGCATAACTCGTATGCCTCTGATATATTTCTAAAACATTCTGTGTTTATTTTCCGGTTTTGCCCAACCCACGCTTTGAAAGTATTGCCAGGGCGTTCGTTGTGTTCCAACAAAAAACCCATAATATAAAACAAGTGATCTTCACTTGGTGTCCAGCGGTAACCCTTCTCAATCTTCTGTCCCCGCACCCATTGAATAAATGCCGCAGTCACTTTAAACGGCTTACCTTCTTTAGTGGTGCATTTTTTACACGCCCAATACAACTCTTCGTAGTCTGGGGAAAAATTACCAAGCTGCTCAAACGCCCATTGATAATTTCTGCTTTCCTGAATGAGATTTATAAATCTCTCACTCAAACTTGTCTCAATTAACTGAAGCTCAATTTTCTTGTTCTGTCTAACTTTTTTGCGATCGCTCCCACCCTTCTTTGGCTCTGGTTCAGGCTTCGATAAATCAAACTCAAAGCCACAGTGTGGGCAGTATTCTTCTAGTTTGGGAATATCAGCCCGTCCACAGCCCCAAGCACCGTTAATGTCTTTCTCACCCTCTGGGCATCGCTTGCTGGTGGGTTTTGCTTTCTTAATCCCGTCCAATGTCCAGAGGTGTGGATCGTCAGGCATACCATGTTCATCTATAATTCCTGCGTGATCCAAATATATGGCTTTTTTAGTGCCACTTATCTTGACACCCCTTGCTCGTCCCCGTCTTTGGTTGGCTTTTGTGATCCGTTTTGTTGGTGATGCTAATTGCACACAACCCACCGATATTGAAGGTAGTTCTAAAATCTCGCAGTATGTTTCGAGATCGAACCCCTCGGTGAGAACGTCACAGTTGCACAATATGTGTGCCTCACCAGAGATAAATTTACGCAGAGCCTCTTTACGCTCTGGTTGGCGCATTTTGCCATCAATATGAACCGCAGGGATACCAGCCTGGTTGTATTCGGCAGCTATCTCCTTGGAGTGGATAACGCCACCGGCAAACACAATCGTCGGCAGATTCCCGTACTGATTCCTAACCCGCTTAACCCATGTAGCCACGAGTTCGCCTCGCAGTTCCTTGGTGTTGATCTTGTTTTGCAGCTTTTCTGCAACATAATCACCGTTATAGACTGGCACATCCTCAAGATCGGGAGGTGTTGTCGCATAATAAACGATTTCTGGCAGAAACCCTTTAGTTATTAATTCCGCGTGGGAAACCCCACATAAAATAGTGTCAAATATTCCCTTGAAGGTTTTTCCATAAGGGGGTTCAGGTGTGGCCGTGAAACCTATCTTGTAAGCTTTTGGCAAGTTTGCAAACAAGTCTACAAAACTGTTTGAGGTTGCCAAGTGGCATTCATCAATAATAATTAGCTGAAAGTCAAATGGTAGCCTGTCCGCTTTCCATTGTTCCCAATTTTGGGCGACGGACTGAATCATAGAAACTTGAATCGGTCTGAATGGTGTGAATGGCCAAGTCCCGCTATTTGGTCCTTGAATAACCCCGATATCACTTTTATCTATACCAGCCGTAATTAAATGTTGGCGGATCTGTTTGATTATCTCGCCTCTATGTGACAGGAATAATATCTTTGACCCACTTAACCACGCTTTTGTAATTATTTTGGCGATTATTTTGCCTTTACCGCCACCTGTGGCAAGCTGAACAATCACAGATTTTTTTCCAGACTTAAATTGGTCTCTAACGCCTAAATACAAGTCTTTTTGATAATATCTCAAGTCAGATATTATTTCGCTTTCAGAAAGTTCTCGGATACTTTTTTGCACTACTGGTATCATTTTTTTGTGTTTTTTTTGTGTTTGTTTTTATTCTTGTTTTCTACAACAACTGTAACATATTGAAGCAATATTGTCAACAAAAACATCAATATCGCATCAATATTATATTTATATTTGGTGGTGAAAACAAAAAAACGCTTGATATTTGCATCTAGCGTTTTTAGGTAGTAAATTGGTGCTGCAAATATTATAACACATCTTACCATCCTCGGCTAACTATTGTGTCTCCATGACTATCTGTAGCTCCAATAGTAGCAATACTTTTCCCATTAATTTGTATATCTGTTGCGTTTATCAAATTCATGTTTGATCCATTTAAATCAAGCTCGATGATACCACCATTTGAACCCCCAAATCTAAATCGCTGTCCTGAAGCGTTTTTAATTTCCCAATATCCATTCGCTGCGATAAAAGTCGCGCCACCTTGCGACAATGTAATCTTTTCATTCCCTGTTATGTTGATTGTTTTTTTTGTTTTGATATCAACATTAAAGCTGCCATCAATTTTGATATTGCCTCCGCCTGAAGAGATAACTTCTATATCTCCTTGCGGAGCATTAATAACTATTTTTTCGCCATTACATTTAATTGTAAAATCCCCCTCCACTATTATGTCTTTGTCTCCGCCAACCCCAATTTTACAATCACCAGCAATCAACCGTCGCTCGTCTCCGGGTATTTCTTGGGTATTATCATTTACTGGGCTTGTTTGCGATAAGTCTGCTGGGTTTTTATTGTTCGTCAAAGTCCTCAGCAAAAAACCGTCACTCGAATTGCCCTCCACGAAACAAACTAGAACCGTCGTTCCTATCGGTGGTATTGGCTCGTCGCTGTAACTTGTACTGCGCCCAGCTTGAATCCAATAGCTTTGTCCTTGTCCACCCATAGCTTCCGTTGAAACCCTTATTCGGCGATCATTTGCAGGATCTTGATTGTCTGTAACTGTTGCCACCTGTATAGCGTGTGACCGCGTTACAAGCTCACGAATATATGGTAAAAGTTTTATTAAATCTGCGATCGCGCTCCAGTAATTTGCGGTTGGTCTTTGCATATAATTTTATTTTTGATTTAAAAAATGCCAAAAGTCTTGATGTAGATTCCAACATACCAAAACTCCTGACATTAATCCAATATTGAGATTTGTAAATTCACGGGGAATTATTTATATTATATATTTAAATCTGCGAACAATTTTATTATTTTATTTTCCCAGTCGCTTGACTTTATTTGTTGACCACAGTATTATAGAGCAAGGAAATCAAAAACAAAACGTGCGAGATTTTATGGTTTTCTGGACGCAAGGAGTTCCAGATTATGAAGCCTCACAACAAATTAAAAATGGAAGTGAGCTTTACTAAATAACGATAAAAGGACAAAAAAATGAATTCACAAGAACCTTTTGAATGTGAAACTGAATCAGATAAATTGGCGCAGCTTTACATGAAACTAAACGCCACAAGTCAGCAAGACGCACTAAACAGAATCGCTGACCTAAAAACAATTAGTTCAAGCACAGAGGCTTCAATTAATGAAATACTAAATATTGACTTTCACATTGCTAGACGCGATCTGCGAAACAAATCTATTACTCAAAAACTAACAATGCTTTCTATTATTGGAAAAAGATTGCGAACATTAACGGATGTTGCTAACTGTCCAGAAGTTTTGAGTTTTGAAGAATTGGCAACGCGTGACAACTAAATCCAAAGCCTTAACAAATTAATTATTTGATGATTTGAAAATAATGCCAAATCATCAAATAATTAATTTAATACATAAACTTGTTGCTGTTTTCAAATTTTGCCCGATAAATCGAGATATCAGTCCATCTTGTTAGTGGCGCAGAGCTACCACTAACAATCAACTCATTGGACTGCTGAAGAAACCAATCAGTGTTTACCTCAAAGCCAAAATGCTGAGAGGGAATATTCAGTTTTTCCGTGATATAGGCGACAGTTTTGCGCTGTAACCTGATCAAATTATCAACTGCACCATAATTAAGCTTATTTAAAATTCCCCTGCCACCAGCAACGTGCAAAAATTCATCCTTTGCAATCATTTCGCTAACCCACAACAAGGAATGTCCGCCCAGCCGCAGAAGTATTGGCAGCGAACAGCCAAGGAACACGCCAACCTCTAAAGTTGATGACTTTTGCAAAGGATGCCCTCCCGCGCTTTTCCACTCTTCATTAATTAGTGCAGCCTCATTCCGATGCCAATCGGACACCGGATATGTTTGTAAAGCGTATTTAATTTGATGTGCGTGAACCGCCTCGTCTTTTATAAATGCCTTGAGAAGTTTCCCAACAATTCCGGCCGTGGTTTTTTCATCAAGCTTCCTGATAAATTCACCAATATATGCACCAACCTCAACTTCTAGTACGTCTGCCAAAGATAGCACCCTAGAAATTGTTTCAGAGATTCCAAAATCACCACCAAAGGTATATTCGTACGCGTCGAGTTCTTGCGGTGTCCAGAAGTGCGGTGACCCATTTTCCTTGCATTTAAAATCATACAGATTTTGTAAACTTACACTATTCTTTTGCTGAGTTAAATTCATCATTTTGTATCCGTGAGTTTCGTGTTTAAAAAATAATTAGCCTTCGCCGCAAACCATACAAATTTCCTCTTCGCATTGGGCTGTCATTGCAATACCCTTATTTAAATACTCCTGATTTACACTATCTGCCATTTGATAGTATGTTGTTGGCAATGGCGATCGCAATGTAAAATCCTCAAACCAGTCTTTGTCTATTCTACGGTGAATATCAAAACTACCCGCATGAGCCAGTCCAGTGTATTCAGCGAGAAGTTGAAATTCCTCCCACAAAAGCTGAATAGTATCATGCCCAACCTCGGACATAACCTCAACATCTCCATGCTCTGTAATTGCATCTCCGTATACTTCTGATGCACGAACTTGTGTGCGAGAGTATGGTGGATTTATATTTCTGCAAGTTGTAAACCCATCAATATCCTTGTAATCCAAATAGACACGCTGGTTTGGTTCAATACTATAAATTCTTTCTAAATTAAATTCTCCGCCTATCTCAGCCCCCTTTTCATAAGCAGTTTTAAGCCATGACGCAATTTCTACTCCCTTATAGCTGCCACCATTATCAAGATATTTGATAGTATCATTCAATCTTAACGCTCTCATGCTGTTGGCGCACTCTAGATAGGTTACGCCCTGCCTTCTTAGGAAATTAGCCCAACCTAACCAACCAACAGCAATCTGCCTGTCCTCGTTTGCCGGCAGATATAATTCTGGGTTTGCATTAACAGCATCTCGCCAAGAATAGTGAATTAAAGCAAGCAACTTGACAACGGCACATAATGCCTCTGGCAAATCTTCGGGCTTTTCAATTTGCCCAGCATTTACTGGGGACACCAAACAAGAAGCCTTATCTTCTAAATAAATACCCATACAGACATTGGCATACAGACCAGGTGCTTTTATTTTTTCTAGCATCAAGGACTCGTTGTTAACTTTTTCTATCACCAAGTTCACCAATTTGGTGTTTGAAAATATCTCCGAAGAGTATCGGAGACCTTTTTTACTTCCGCCCAAAATTTTGCTTAATGGATAATTTAAATACTCTTCAATATCTGGATTTGTGTAATCCATCGCGGTTGTTACAATCCCGCCCCGTTTTTTTGTCGTCCCACCACGAGCTAGAACTTTACAGATACCATTTAAAAGCTGTAAAACGCTACCAACGTCGCCACTCTCAATACATTTAGCCAGCCACCGATATATTTCTATAAACCCTGTGTCTGTGCTGCCAAGCCCAAAAATACCCGTGCTGACAGTTTTGGTAGAGGTCTGCTCCCCAGCCTGTCTAATTGCAGACAAATCCAAAAATATTTGTTTGCCTAGCAAGGCTGCATCAATAAAAGATCTCCAACTACCCTCAATTGAATCCATATCGTCACCGACAAAAATAATTGCAACATTTTTGTCGGAAGACATATTTTGCTTCTCTAAAATTTCTCCCCATTTTTGCTTATCTACATATACCTCCTTGTTCTCTTGAGACATTTTATCAATGTCTGGATGGCTTGGATCACAGTAAAAATTCCAAACTATAGGGACAGCTTCCCAAAACACAACCTTTTCAGCACCAAACTGAATTTTAACTCCTGCACCTTTGCGGATGTAATATGATATTGCACTTACCATCGCGCCTAGACCTATTTTTTTGTCCCAAACACGAAGCATACAACTAGGGGCGTTAGTTTTATACTCTGGATTTAAAATAAAATCTTTAATTCTGCCTGTTGGGGCAACGTACTGAGAGTCAAGCAGGGATTGAATTTCTGGCGAAACTCTTGTAGCATTTTTTGTGTCTGTCATTGGAATTGAAAAATGGTTATCAAACAATTATATTGTAAAATTGAAAATTTATTTTTAAGGACTTCAAAAACCAAAGCGAAGATTCACTATATATTTTTTGAAAAATATATAGTGAATCTTCTATAAAAATGTAATAATATTATTTTGTAGCTCAATTATACGACCAAAGGAGAAAATAATGCTAACAGATGCTGAAACAGAACAAAGCGAAGAGGTACAAAGCGAAGAGGCAAAAGACGAATTACTTACAGAAGAGTGGAGTGAATTATTGCGGAAAAAAAACCACAAAACAAAAATAGCTACGACAATTTCACAAATTATTAATGATCCACATTTTCCAGAAAAAAGGATAGAAGGAGCTTATCCCGATCTTAAAGATAGTGAGGTAGAAATTAAATATCAAACTTTTGCGAAAAAATGGTCGGGAATTAGGCAAGAAAAAAAATATGGGAGAACAACTGTCCCGCCAAGTGAGGCAAAAGGTTTAACCCTTGATGATTTTGCGGCATTAACTGGCGACTTTCTTGGGAAGAAAGGACTAAACAGGGATGTTATTAATCGCGTTTTACATAGTGGTGACAGCAGTGTTAAAACAAGACACAGAACGGCAAATGAGAAAGCCATTAAAATATTAAGTAATTTTACAAAAGATTACACTTTCGATCAAATTCTGAATATGGCTAAAGAGGCGATCGCTGAATCCAAAAAAAATGAAGCCGAAAGAATAAACAATCCGCATGAAACTGATCCAATAGAATATCCAATAAAAGAATCTGGATTAAAGCTGCGCGATGTAGTTAACAGATACATAAAAAGACATGGACATGATCACCTACTTTCTGAAATTATGAAAATTTCAGGATACGAAGAGGAGTCAAAAGCTAAAGCTCTCGCTTTTAATTTGTTGTCTGGGTCTGATCCACATATTGCGACCGTTGTCATCCTCTCACGAGAGATGGAAATACCAGGAGAAAAAATGATCGAAATTGTTAGGAGGTCTTTTATGCCAAACATTAATATATAAACATTATTTATATAATAACATATATTTTGCCGTATAAAATATATGTTATTAGTTTATTTATCTTGCCAAATCCAAATATTGCTGCTATTATAGAAATGTGGAGACACACAAAAAAACAAAACTCAAAAAACGCACAAAAAATATGGTTGCCTCAAATACAGCAATAAACACAGCAGCAGCAGAAAATGAATTTGGATTTGACGAATCATTCGAGAGTAAGAGAAATGAAGGTCATCCCTTTGCTCAACTAATAAACCCATCTATGCCTATCTCAGACGAAGAAGGCAATTCAAGACTTCAACCATACGGACTTGCAATACGGCTAGACAACGCAGAAAAGGTTGGATTGACGAGCACGAGCCTAACAGAGAATGGCTGGGAAGAAGTGGACTATAAGTTCACTAGTGGATCAGAAAAACTCTGGATGACTCGGAAACCGCGCTTTGTTATAGTAAAGAAAACACCAGTCTTTGTGTTTGACAAAAGTACCAAGCGGACTGTTGGAAAATTTGATGAAAAGGTGTACAACAACCTGCTTCACAAGACTTTCACTGAAGCATTCATTCTAATACTCGGCAAGAACAACGAATTGCTTCATTCAATCCCAGAGGGTGACGAATTTGATCCAGAATCCGAAGAAGCCTTACCAATGCCCTTAAAAATAAAATTAGGTGGCGCAGGGGGAACGAGGTTTGGGGTCTCTTACAGATCATACGACAGAGAACTGAAGCTTGAGAAAGGCTTTATAGCCGAACTAGAACTTGCCTACGCCCAACTTCGTGGCGAAAAGAAACCCAAGAAAATGAACTCAATCTGGTACGCACACGGCATCTTTGCGCCGACAATTACTAGCAAACCAGCGGGTACGCCACCAAACGTCAAGGATGTGTGCGACTTTTCAAGATATGAAGTCCCTACCCCAGAAAAATTGGGGCAGAATCTAATCAAAGGCAAAACCGAGCTATCAAAGCTTATAATTGCGATCCACAATAAGTACGAGCAATACACTCCGAAAATAGGATCAACAAATCTAGACATCTTAGATGATGTCGAAGAGTTTGGTACTGCAACATCTGGGCGACCGAAAGTCCCAGCATCTGCATACATGGCTGGCACACAAGTAACAGCAAAAATTGAAGTAAGCGATGCTGATATGCCTCCATACTAAAGGCTAAACCAAAAGTGCCAAGGTTATGTTGTATAACCCTGGCACTAAAAAAACACAAAAAACACAAATACAGCAAAACAAACTTACTGACATCTGGCTTTAATTAACTATATCAATAATCCACCAAGAAAGCTATAACCACAGCAGGATTTTTAGATATAAAATTGTGCGTTTGCACGATAAACACAAAAACCAAAACACAAACAAAAACAATGACTATATTACCAAACTCAATTGCTGAGTTAAGCGAATCAGATTTTAGCCTACCAAAATACACTTCTCCAGTAGAAAGACTTGTTAGCCCTAATGGTATGCTCCTAACAAAAGAGCAAACATCTGCGGTAGAGGTTCTTGTGAACTGGGCTATCCAGGCAATGGTTATCCCCAGAGAAGTCCCTGTCCGAGACAGATCAATTAGGCTTGAAGGCGTTCCTGGGGCTGGAAAATCAACGATCATAATGACCTTCGTAAGAGAACTTACGAATATAAAAAAGTGTGTAATTGCTGCCACAGCACCAACGCACAAAGCGAAGCGTGTCCTGATAGACCTCGCGGTTGAAAATGCGATGTGGGATTTGAAAATCTCAACACTACAGTCCCAGCTAGGTCTTAAAACAGCCCTTGATGACATGGGCGAGGACGAATTTTTCTTTGACAACCGCAAACGCAAGATTCAAGAAAACGATATTGTCCTCGCGGACGAGGGGTCAATGATCAACCCAACGCAATGGTCATACCTGAACAACATCCCCGACTGCCCACCAATGATAATTTCGTGCGATCGCAGCCAACTAAAACCTGTAGAATCAAGCGAGAAGTCACCAATATTCTTTGAAGTTAAGCGTGCAGTCTTCTTAACTAAAGCAATGCGTTACACAGGCGTAATAGGTGAGTATGTCGAAGCATTGCGGAAGAGCAAGACATTTGTAAATCCCATACCATTTGCGGATGGGGAGAATTTGATTGTATGCAACAGAGACAAATGGCTTAATATGCTTGTTGACGAATTTTCCAACAACGAGACACCAAGTGCAAGAGCTTTGGCATTCACAAACAAGGGTGTTAAGTTTGTAAATAATTTTGTTCACTACGAATCAGGATTGAGAAAACACAATCTTAGTTATGCTGGGGTAAATGCACCAATAGTCGAAATACCCCAATACGAAAACGGTATCTACATCATATTTAAAAAAGCCATCAATGAGTGGGATAAACTAGAAGGCAAGCGCGTTGTGCGCGTTCACAACAGTACCGAAGCAAAAATAACGGAAGCGTACAAGACGGTTCACAATGATTACAATGCTTGGTTTCTAAGCATGGAGTGGTACGATGTTACTGTTCATGGGCATATTATCCCTATGTCGTACCAGGGATACTGCTTGGATGACTCAAGCATGAAAAACTTTAACGGCGACTTAGAGGTTCTCAGGCAGCAGATATCAGAATATCTCCACGTTGAATACAGCCCAATAAAAACGGCTTTGAAAAGGGATATAGCCAGACATAGGGATATGTTCATAAATTGGGACAAGGGCGAGTTGTCAGCCCTCACATATACCTACGCTTCCACAATTCACACTGCCCAAGGAAGTGGATGGAAGTCTGCTTACGCTTTACTCCCAGATATCGTCAAATGTAGCGATGGCTCGACACTACAGGAATTGATATATACCTGCATGACAAGAGCAAAAGAGAAACTAATTGTAATGATTTAAAGCTATTCTACACAGTGCCTTTGTCTGGGCTGTGTAGAATATTTTGTTTTGTTAATTTTATCTTCAAACGTTGACATTAGCTATTCTTAATTAAGCTCTAGTTCTTCGTCTTGTTTGTATGAATCTGGCTTAGATGCTAAAAGTGATAGTAAAATCTCCCTATTTTCCTCAAAAGCAGCCGACAAATTGCGGCCAGGAGCGAAATATGGGACTATTTTTTGAGGGACATTAACTTTCTCTTGGGTTTTTGGATTTTTACAGACTTTACCCTCGGTAAATTTATGATCAAAACTTCCAAACCCATGAATAGTAACTGTATTTCCTGCGGACAACTCCGCAATAAATGCACTAAAAATTTCATCAAAAACTAGCTTAACTGTAGTTTGAGGTAGTTTCGTACTTTTTGCAACGTTTGAAATTATACGCGATTTAGAAACCTTGCCCACGCCTAACTTTTTCTTTCTTGGCATACTGATAGAGTTCGCAACATTAATGCGATATTGTTTTAGTCAATAATAATAATAGCATATATATCAAGTTAATATCGGTAATCGCTGAAGCCCGCCTATAAAACAATTTCAAAAAATTACTTTGTAATCATTGTATTACATTGACTATTTTGCCCAAAAGTGTGGTTTAATAGAGTTGTTATATAAAATAAACATGAATATGGTTTTATACAGCAGAACATTCAAAGCAAAAACACAAAAAAAAGAAACAAACATGAAAAGCACAACTACACACCATCAGTAAATCTCATCACCATTATTAAATTTTGCTAAACGCTACAAACATCAAAAAACACAAAGCACAAAAAAAGTAGAAAAATATGGGGAACTTTACTAGCATCGGCAAAAACTGCCCAATATGCAACGGAAGAAAAAAACGCTGCTCCACTTTAAGCGATTCACTTTCGCAAGTAATCCAATATCACTGCAGAGAAAATATTGAGCTACCAAACTACAAAAATCTCGGTCTTTCATCCATCGGCTTCTATATGTATAGTCCGATAGATATTGATGGCGAACAAAATCAATACAAAAACACAGAAGAATATATTCCAACAATCTCCCAAGAGGAACGCCAAAAAGCGCGAGAAGTAGCAGAAAAAGAAGCATTTCTTGCTGAGGAATATCATAAAAACAGAATTTCACAACAATTAAGCCCAAAACAGAGGCACATTGAGTACGCAAAAATGCTCAAATCAATGAGCATAAGTGACATACATAAAGGACACCTAAACGGAACAAGAGGTTTTTTACACGAACAAATAGAAATCAATGGATACAGATCGGTTGGCAAATTTGAAGCCGTAGATCCATCTATATCCCCAAAAACTCCTGGTATTTTTGTAAACTACCTGGGAGAAACGGTAATAAATTATGGCGGGAGGGGGATTCTCCTTCCTGTACGCGACCTAGATCAAAACATCGTCGCATTTCAAATTCGCAATACCGAAACACAGAAAGACAAAAATAAAAGTGGCGAAGACTTCGGCAAGTACCTATGGTCGGGATACCCACAAACACTTAAAACAGGCGCTGAAAATAAGCGTCTGTTTTATCCAAGCATACATTTACCAGAGAATGGTGAAAAACCTCTTCATATCGCAAATCCGCACAACCTTAAAGATGTTGAAATGCTATATCTGGCAGAAGGTGTATTAAAGCCAGATATAGCAGCATACAGATTTGAGCAGGCCATTGTAGGTTCTCCTGGCGGATCGTGGTACTCCTCACCAGAACAACTTTTTGCAGCTATCAACTACTTTAACACAAGAAATGTTGTTTTGTATGCTGATGCAGGGGCGATTATAAATTCTAATGTGATCACGATCTACAATCGGGTCAGACAATTACTTGAGAATGAGGGGATTGACTTTAAAATCGCATGGTGGGGTCAAATTGCGAAAACTGAAAGCAAATTTTTACAAAGTGGTCCACAATTTTCTGACATTGACGAGCTTGACGGATTCCATCCAGGATTTGGTCACAGTAAGCCAGACTTTGAAAAAATCCAATATCTAACATGGGATCAATGGATAGATTTGGCGTATTCAGAAGAAATTATCGCCAAAAGACCCAAAAAAGATTTTAAAACTAATTTTGTAAAAGAATCAGAGGCAAGAGAAAGCCTACAGGAACTTATAGATGGCGTAAACGGAACAAAAAACAAGGCGAAATGGTGGGAAAATTACAAAAACCTCACCCAAAGAAAAAAACCAATCTTTGCTGCGGAAAAACCAGACAACATTGAATTGCCAGTATTTGATCAATCAATTATTGACGATTTTGCATTCGGATCAGAATTTGAGGAAGACAGAAATTTTACCCCAAGGCAAGATGATGAGAGTGAATCATCTTGCCATGAAGAACAAAAAGGAAAAAATACGGCAGAAAACAATGCCGTAAACTTTGACATATCTGACAAGAAAAAATTCAATACCTGGAAGCGCAGAATTGAGTACACACCAACCCATGAGTTCAACGATCCATACGTAAGCATTGATCGCAAAATAGAGGCAAACAGCATCTACACAATTAATTCTGGATTAGGGACAGGGAAAACTTGGTGGGCTTTAGAAATGCTCAAAGAAATGGATGCGCCATTCCTCTACGTCACCTTCAGAAATTCCCTTTGTGAGCAATTCATCGAACAGTGCAAAAAAAGAGGCATTGAATGCTCACACGGGAACGAAAGCGGCTTCAAATACCAAAATGACACACAAGTTTTCCAGGGCATGGCATTCTGCATTGACTCTTTACACAAGGTTTCCCTACCAAATCTTGACGGCAAAATCATAATCGTGGATGAGTCGTTCAGCACGATACAGGAGATGATGACCAAGAAAAGCCTAGAGAAAGGCAGAGTTAGGCTGCTTGAATTTTTCAAGGAATCTCTTAAAAAATGTGCTGCCGCAATCTTCATGGATGGTCACTTAACAGACAGCCTTGCTGACTATGTACATCAACTCGCGCCAGAGAAAAAAATAATCAAATACAAAAATAACTTTCAAGGAAGAAAGTTTGATATCACTTTTGTTAATGGATCTTACGACGACATAGCCAGCGACTATTACACCCAAGAAGAAATAAACGCTGGCACGAGTGAAAACGGCGAGAAAATTAAAATAAAGGTGCGCGATCGCTCACCTGTTCTAAATGCAATCAACAACTCAATTGGTAATATCTGTATTGCAACAGATAGCTTAAACCAATCAATGTCCCTAAACCAAAGGCTAAAAGACCAGGGAAGATTCGGGCTTGTTGTAAACAGCATCAGCTACAGGGAAAACTGGCTTTTATGCGCTGCCGATCCAGAGTCATCGGTGCAAAACTTCATCAAAGATGTAGACGGGTTTATTGAAAAATACAAACTCGAATACCTGATTTACACCCCAACAGCAGAGGCAGGGATAGACATCTCTATCCACAAACGCATACCTAACTACTTCACTCACCAATACTGCCTATTCTTTAACGTAATTGGTACATTTGGACAATCGCAAATGATCGCTCGATTGCGTGACCCAGAATGCCCACGAACAGTTTGGCTGTACCCACACCCAATGGGTACAGACTACGAGTACACAGGATGCTCAACCAAAGAGTATAGAAACATATTCCTGACGCAACAAAAAGCATACTTAATTCAGATGCGAAAGGATGCTGAACTTCAAGGGACACCAATCAACGAAGTACAAATGCTTGTTGAAGCTTCAAAAAAAGTTGTTGAAACAAGCACTTTTGAAGAGATTCACTCAACATTATGCTCCGATTTAATTTTAAAAATTAAATATGAGAAAAGTGAACCTCGCGGGTGCTTGTTAAACATTCTAAAAAGCTCTGGACATAAAATTTTAGAGGTAGCACTTTTAGAGTCCAAGCAAGCTACAGAACTCAATAAAGAGGCTTCTGATAATTTCAAAAAAGAAGAATCCGCAAATATAGCACAAGCAGAGGTGCTAGACTCCAAACAATATGATCTGGAATCGGCAAAAATAAATATATCAAGCGCGACAAGATACAATCTTGAGAAAACTGGCATCAACTTCATAGTTCCAGGTATTACAGACAAATCTATATGGGATGCAGATTTTGTCTATCACGTAAAATATGGCGACAGGGCATTTTTAAGAGGGCAAAATAGATTCTACCTCTTCAACAACCAAGATGCCTTGATGAAGTATGAATTGAATAGACATAAAAACAACGTTTCCTATGCAATATTTAGCAACAAATACGAAAGCGTGACATTTGATGTAAACAATCAATATACACAAATCAGGCTCTTACAGGAAAGCAACATCTCTTGGTTTTTAAATCCAGATAACAATTGGTATGTAAAAAATGAATGGTTTGATGATTTTAATGGCACAAAATTTATTAATAAAAGCAATGACCCAGTAGCACAAAAAGTATTTGATTTCTTGATATTTTTCAACAAAAATTTAGAAATTTTTGGTAAGCAATTCCCAATCAAGAAAACAGCAAAATCAAAAAACCCCGCATCGGCAGCCACAAAACAAATCATAAAAATTATTCAATGGCTGGGGCTAAAAGTCAAATCCAAGAAATCAAGCGGATTTAAATACTCGATTGATCTGCAATCTTTCAGCCCATATCACCAAGCTTGCCAAGATTGCCTCAAGGTCAAGTATAGCGATATCAAAGTACAAACAATACCCGACACAATTATTGAGAAGGGAGCGACGGTGTTCAACCTAGAGGTTGAACCCGCAAAAGAGCCGGACAAAGACTACAAATACACTTATCCATACGAGGTATTTAAGGCTTTAGAGGTGGTATGGCAAGATCAATACAGCATTTACGCCATACTCCAACAATCAATGCCAGCGGTAGTTTCTGCACTAGTTTCCATACCCAACAGCTTCTACGGCACGACATCAGCGAACTATCTGAAAGATATCATTACCTGGGGTAACAAAAATCTAGCGAAGCCTGACGAGAAAGTGACGATAATAGAGAACGAAAAAGTCCCAATTGCTTAAGCGGTTGATATTGATCAACCGCTGGCAAAACTAACCAAAATAGACACAGATTTAACGTCTGTGTCTATTTTGGTGGGAATTTTTGGCAGAATTATAGCAAAAACCTCGATTTTTTCATTTTGTGTGCTTGTTTAGGCACAAGCAAAAGCAATGTAATACATTTGTAGTTTTAGACTAGTCGCACATAAGAGGCTGAAACCCCTATTCTCTCGTTAAAAAATCTGTGGCGGATTATAACATAAGGCGTGTCAAAAGTAAAGGGAAGATGCAAAGAAAAAAGGGCAGTTTCCTATAAGAAAGTGATCATCTTCCCAACTTTATTTTATTTTTTTGATAAATAGCTGTCGCCAATCATGTAGTACAAAACCATCGTTCCGTGAAGCTATCGCCCCAGTTTTGGGGTGTGTGAGGCGATCGCCCCCAAGTTGGGTAAACTATAAAGCCGTCAAATTATGCGCCAACGACGAGCGAACACCCCGACACAACTTTTTGACAATATGTAAAACAATGCTATACTGTTAGAGACAAAAGAAAATAGTATTATGCAGAAAATTAAGACAATACCGTTATCAGAAATCAGGAATAGTCTGCCTAAATTCAGAAGACAGGTTCAACTTGGCAACATTATCATCTTGCCTACTTTCTACGGGGATGTTGTGGGAGTATTTGTAAATTTGTCGTCCGCCGAAAATCTATCTATTAAGACTTCGACACAATTGTCAATAGGCGAGTTTCGGACTAATATTACCCAGTGCTGGGAAAGGCTGCAAGCTGAACTTGATTGCTTCTACCTAACAAGCCATTTGCGAATGGTGATGGCCTTTGTCTCGCCAAAGTACATCTCAGATTTAAGAATAGATTTGCCAATAAATATACTGGATTGTGGCGACACAGTAACTCAGCCCTAAAAGGACTGAGTTACTGTGTCGCTTCCCTCTCAACACTAAAGTGTTTGAATTTCCCACTTACCGCGAGGTCTTATGACAACATTTTTCAAATTTGACGAGAATCAAACATATTATTCGCCAGAAATTCCCGAAGATATCACAGCAGCGATCGCCTATAACCGCAACTTAAATTATGGTGAAGCATTTGCTTATTTGTATCGCAGGTTTGGGGATTCTCCAGAGAAAAGAGATGAATATAAAGATTTGGCTGTTTATTGTTTATCAACACCATTAGAATCGGTAGCATTAGCGGTGTTCCCACATCATGAAAGCTATCCGTTTAAGTGCTGGGTTGATAGCGAAACTAGAAAAAAACTCTATCAAGAGAGCGAAGTAATTAGATATGAGTTTGAGGAAAGATTCAATGCTTGGTGCAAAGAAAACAATAAAATAGTTTTTCCTAAATATGGCTGGAAGAACACACCTGAAGAATTAGAATATCTAAAATCTTGGCTAATATCAAACAATTTAGAAATTTATGTGGATGCAGACATTAAGCTACCAAAAGAACTGGCTGACAAGTTTTTGAATGAATGTCAAGTAGAGTTTGTGGCTTTCAGGACTTGGTATTTTGATAATGTTGAAAATGTCAATAATTTAGCTGGCGATTTTCACAAGCAAGTGCAAGCAGCTTTGATGGTAACGATCAAGGATTTACTAACCCCAGTAAATATTAGGGACTGGGAAATAAATATACTTGGCAAAATTGGTTCTTGATGAAGATTTGGGCGTTAAACCTATTACAGATATGTAGAGAAATATGAGCGCAGTTGATGAAATAAAAGCTTGACTTTATTATCAACTTTGAGTTAATATTGTGAAAGACAGAAAACACAAAAAACACAAAAAATGACAACAACAAATCAAGACAAATCCAAAATTGTAGCAAGAATTAAAAGGTTACTAAAGCTTTCGCAGTCGCTAAATGAAAATGAGGCTCTTCGCGCAGCTTTAAAAGCCCAAGAACTTTTAGTTTTTCATAACATATCGCTTTCTGATATTGACAACGAAGATAATAATGTAATTGAACATAAAGTTGAGACATTTGGGAATATCCCAATGTGGAAGAAAGCACTGCTGTTTGCGATCGCGTCATCAAATTTTTGTGTAGCAATCGTTAAACCTTTGGGTGAAAAAAGAAAGTGTGTTTTTTTTGTTGGTAAACCAGCAAACTCTATTGTTGCCGAAATATTGTATTCGTATCTAAGAAATGAAATACAGAGGCTTGCTAGACTTTCGGTAGACAAATCTCATACATACAAAACAAATTTCATGCTTGGGTGTGCAGTTAGAATATCTCAACGACTACAAGAAGAATTAAAACAGCAAGAAGAAAACGGTATACACTCTGGACCCGACTGTAGTGTCTCTGCAATTGTAGTATCTTCGTTGCACAAAAAAAATACTGCTGAGATTGAGGTTTATTTAGAAAGTAAAAAAGTAAAAAAAGGCAGGAAAAACAAACCACAAATAAAAGATACTGCTTCCGCGATCGCATACAGGGACGGTTTTGATGCTGGGGATAAAATAAATTTAAATAAGCAGATAAAAGGGGCGGAATAATGATGGAGAAAATATACAAGAATTGGCTAAAGCCAGAGAATTTTTTAATTGCCTCCTCGCTGCAAGATAGTCTTAGTTTTCTGTATCTTGGTGATTTTCAAGAATTGGGATTTGGTGATGAATTTGATGATGAAACTTTGCTAGTAGAAAACTCAGACGTAAAGATAAGTCCAGATGTTGATAATCGGTGTATTTCAGTCTGTACAGAGTCTGATTTATTTGTCTACAACATAGATTTTGACAAATATTACTATGACAATGATGACGAGGACAGCATTACTAGCGATGAAGCGGACGTTTTAGTAGAAGAGGAACTTGATGATATTTGCGATGCGGTAATAAACATTATAACAAGAATTATTAATGAGCATCACAAAAATAATCCGGCAAAATTTGTGCAGATGTGCCTAGCTGTTATATAATAGTGTTGTTAACACTTATTTCTTTAGGTGGCACGATGGGTGTGCCACCTATTTTTAATTAACCTTGTGATATGAACAATCGAAAAGTCGACAATTCCAAAATAAAGGTTTTAAATCTTTTTCAATATCAAGGACGCTCAAAAAGCCCACTAAGATATCCTGGTGGAAAGCAGAGGGTTATAAAGTACCTAAAAGAGTGTTTTCCCAAGGAGTATAAAGAATATCGTGAGCCGTTTTTAGGTGGTGGTTCTGTATTTCTTGAGGTGAAATCGCAGCAAAAATGTGATAAATTTTGGGTAAACGATTTAAACCAAGAGGTTTATTTTTTTTGGCAGCAGGTTCAATCAAATCTCCCTGCACTTGTTGATCTAGTTGCCAGCATTAAAAAAGATTCACATAATAGAGATGGGCGATCGCTTTGGATAGATTTGGTGTATTCTAATCCCCAAAAAAGCGGATTCATTGATATCGAGAAATTGACACCACTGGAACGCGCTGCTAGATTTTTTGTTTTGAATAGGACAACTTTTAGTGGAACAATAGAGTGTGGCGGATATTCTCAATATGCCTTTGATAAAAGATTCACGGACTCGTCCGTCGAGCGATTAGCGCAGATGTCTGGGACTTTTAATGAAGCGCAGATTACCTGTGTTGATTATAGCGAAATGCTTTTAGATGGTGGCAGCGATGTGTTTACATTTTTAGATCCGCCATACCACAAAAACAAAAATAGCCGTCTTTACGGGCGTAAGGGCGGATTACTACATTTATTATTTAATCACGCCTTACTGGCGGAGAATTTGAAAAAATGTCAACATCAGTGGCTTCTTACTTGTGACGACTGCAAAACTATTAGAGACTTATTTAGTTTTGCGAATATAAAAGAATTTGAGATCCGCTACTCAATTGATAATGTGGACAAGCAATTTATAACCCCAAACAGAGAGCTTTTAATTTCAAACTACGATTTCACTGGTATGTATTTAATGTCATAAAAAACAGCGATCGCGTAGCACTGTGCGATCGCTGTTTTGTTTACAGGTCAAAATTTTAAAAATAGATCGGTAATATAAGTCCTAGCTAGTCTCACCTTGTGACGAGGGGCGATTATCGAGTGGGTTTCCGATTTCGTGTTTGCGTTCCATCCTCCCTTGGGGATTGAACCCAACCTCTAGAACTTAATATCTATAATACTGCGGCACACTATATTTGTCAATTATTAAATTATTTTTATTAAATAATCGCTTGACTTTTTTTGTTAACCATAGTATTATAGACATATAAACAAAAACACAAAAAACACAAAAATACAATGACCACTATAACAACAGTAAAAACCAAAAAAGCGGTAGTAAGAATTGGCGGAGTGATTGAAAAGACATTTAATGAAGCGGACGAAGCGGCTTGGTTTGCGAGATTTTTGATTACAAACGGCACGAAAAGAGAAAACATAAAAGTTAGTTGGGAATACGCAACAACGCCCCAAAAGGCAATAACAAATGGGCTAAACGTTACCCAAGACGTTGATGGCAGAGAAATATATAAAACCCTGCTCAGAGCGTTCGCTGATTATTACGTCCAAATTGATTTGACAGACCTAGATCACAAAAATATTTGGTATAAAGAGTACGACTTGAAAACCAACGAGCGCATCGGCTTTGAAAGCCTCAGAACTGCAACAGAGCTAAATCCAGGCGAAGGTAGACCAACTAATTCACACAGAGCGATAATGTCTCAGGCAAAATGGGATATATACGAATCAGTGGGCAAAATGCTGGCGAATATCTAAATATCAATTAGCAGGGAATACAAATAAAAATTTTCCCTACCAATAAAAACAATCTATGAAATATTTACACGACAACGCTGAAGACCTGTTCTCTATAGCGATCGCCGCAATCAATGGGCAGATAGACGAATCCTTTATTCCGCTGTTTATTCGCATTACAATTTCGTTGTTTTAGATAAGGGAAAACCAAAATATTAACTTAATATTGCTTGACAAAATATCAATATTGAGTTAATATAGTTATATAAACAAAAAAACGCAAAAACAAAAAAACGTATGACACACACAAAGAAAATGATTAATTACAGACCCGCTGGTACAAACCTTTTCCTAGAAAAAACTGAGTCAATTGTAAACGCTGTAAATTGTCAGGGCATATCTGGTTCAGGCATAGCATATTTTGTTTCCATCAAGTTTCCCAAAGAAACCAAAGTTTACGAAAGAATGTGCGCCGATAAGGCGATCGCGCCTGGGATTGTCGGTGTAATACCCGCGAAACCAACCGCAGGAAACCCAAACATCAAATACATTTTCGCGCTCCCCACAATCGGCACATTTCAAGAATTCAATAAGCTAGATTACGCAGGGAAATTGAACCTTGTAAAAATTGGCTTAGAGGATTTGAGACGGGTGTTGCTAACCATGCCCGAATTAAAATCAATATCTATCCCTGCCCTTGGGTGCGGTGTAGCTGGGCTAAAATGGGGCGATGTGAAACCTATTATCGAGGAGTTTTTGAGCGATGTACCACAAGATGTATTTGTAATTGAACCCCGCGACAAGGGCAAGGAATAAGAAACAGGTCTAATTATCAATGCGGTTAAAACCGCGCGTGTCGTTTCCCTCTCGGCACTAAAGTGACTGAGTTTCACACTTACCAGGAGTTCTTATGAAAACAATCATATCTCATCAAGACAATTTAAGCTTTTTAATTAACGCTGCCAAAAAAAATAGAATTGCGTCTGCATATCTATTCACCGGGCGCAAAGGTGTTGGTAAATTTACAGTTGCCAAATCTTTCGCCAACACCCTAACAAAAAATCCAATGGCGGACATACATATTGTTGCTCCAACATACACAGAAGATGGTGAAATTTTAACTATTGAAGAGGCTTTTGAAAAAGGATTAAATAAAAGAACAAAACCAGTTATTAGAATTGAGCAAATAAGGGATCTGGACGGTTTTATCTCTCGCAGACCTTTGGGCATCAGCAATAATTATGGTTTCCCATCCAAAAATATTGTCATAATTGATGACTGCCAAGAACTAAAGGAAGATAGCATGAACGCATTGCTTAAAAACCTAGAAGAGCCAGGCGCACACACGGTTTTTATCCTCGTTGCTTCTGGCAAGGTTTCTGACACAATATCCTCAAGATGCCAAGTTTTAAATTTCAGCAGACTTTCAAAAGAAAATTTGCTGGAAATTGCAAAAATTAATTTTTTAGACATCAATGATAATATCTTGAACATTTGTGACGGCAGTTATGGTGACGCGATCGCCATTAAAGCCGTACTAGAGGAAGTGCCGGAACAAATTATTTGTTCCGCTTCAACAATACCAACGAAAGTTATTGATTGCTTACAAATTGCAAGAGACATTTCTGCGCTTTCTAGTAGTCAACAAATCGTGCTAATGGAGTACGCGGTTAGCATGATTTGGATGACTTATTTCAACATGGGGTTTGTCACTATTTTTAACGACTCAATTAATAAGCTAAAAAGCGGAATGCAGTCGCGCTTAACTTTGGAGGCACTTTACCTAAGCCTATTGAATACATAAGAATATGGAGAATACTGAGACGACAGAAATATGCCTTATAATTTCTGATGTTGTGACACCAGAAAATGCAAATAACAAAATTTTAGAACACTTAGCGCAAAGTCCCAAGAGGATATTGGTAAGACCTGTTGACGAAAATAGGGTTGTTGTCACCGCAGAATACACACAAACACTTCAAGAAATAATTGAGTATTTTTAATTATGTCCAGAAAAACAGCAGAGCCAAAAGCGAAAAAAGAGTCAGCAAAAAAACCGCCGGCTAAAAAGCGAGATATAGGGGCAGATGGTGGTAAAATTTTTATTTTGTGGGGTAACGACGAGTTTTTAATAAACAAGAAAGTAAAAACATTTTCTGATTCGGTTTCTGATTTTAGGGAATTTAACTTCAATGAGGTTTCTGATATTTCGGATGGTTTAACAACCGCGCTAGAAGCACCATTTGGTTCTCTAAATAGAGTTGTTATTGTTAAGCAAACGATAAAAGCTGATGACATAGATTTGTTTGAGAGATACCTGCCAATCCCCCAAACATCAACATTGGTAATTGTGTGCGACAGCAAGCCAGACGAGCGCACAAAAGTCGTCAAACTGCTTAAAACGCAGGGTGAAATCATTGGATATGAAATAATACCAAGTTGGAAAGAAGACGATATCCGGCGACATATTTTGAAGGTTGCACAGCATCTTGAGGTAAAAATATCTAGCGACGCAATTGACGCTCTAATGGCTGTCACAGGTTCGGACACCTATCGCATTGTTTCCGAGCTTGAAAAGCTATTTATTTACAAAAACGGTGGGTTGATAGAAAAAGCGGACGTGATGGAAATGCTGCCAGACATATCTGGTAATATTTTCAAGTGCATTAGTGCGATCGCAGCAGGTGAAAAACAAAAGGCGTTGATTTTAATTGATGCGCTTTTTCAGGCAAATGAACATCCGTTGAAATTGCACGCAGCGATGGCTTCAACGATTAGGACGTGGCTGTTTGTAAAAGAGTTGATGGGTAAAACTGACAACACATCAATTGCGACCGAGGCTGGTATAGGCAATCCACAAAGAGTCTATTTTCTATCTCAAGAGGTAAAAAATATTAAACTAGAATGGATTGTGAAATGCTTAATAGGATTAAGCGATCTTGAATTTAAACTCAAGCGTGGTGGTGGAGAATTAGACTTTAAAGTGTTTATTTCTGAAATGTCGCAATGACACCGCAGGAACATTTTGCCTTCTGCGTTATTTACCAGGACTTAAGCAATTGCCAAAGAAAAATATAAAAACATTGGAGTACAAAATATGAATCCCATAATAGAAGGATTAAGCATTTTAGCAAAGTATTATCCTGATGATGAATTTGCAGCAGCGCATGATCAAGTTTGGTATGCACCTTACGAACCAGGTAAAATAAGTGCTGATGATTTGGCTAAACTAGAAGAATTGGGATGGAGGGAAGATTCTGATAGCTGGGGTCATCGCTGCTAAATCGCAAGCCAACCATAAAATTTTCTTCATTTTCTCCCCTTATAAAGACTAAAAAACATTAGCTAATATGACTGCATATTAGCTAATGTTTTTATTTTACTCGTCCGACTCCCAATCGTCTCCAAATAGCAAAGTTCCGATATACATCCCACGCTTTTGCATAAGATAAAGATATGCTTGTCTGATAATATTTCCAGACAATTCTAAAACAGGAAGATCAAGCCAAAGATTAAACTCCTCTGAAGTAACTAACACCAATTGACTATCAATTGGTGGCTTTATTTTAGCGTCTGACTCTTCCTTCGATGTGTATACAGAGATATATACATTCGCAGTTTTTGAATCAAAATCATATTGAATTGACGAAATTCGCAAATATCCTTGTTGGTACGATTCATTGCTGGTCGAACTAACAAAACTTGAGCCGTCTTTTAATACTAAAGCCATAATATTCCTCTGTTTTTTGATTATGCGATCGCTAATGCAGCCTGTTCTACGGCTTTTAATTCTGGTGTAGTCATGTAATTATTATAGGCAGCCAAGAAACTCATATTCCCGATAAATGTGCGATCATTTACACCATCTCCGCCAATACATTGGTATCCCTGGCTGCCAACACGATTACCAAAGCCTCTGCCTGTGTAAGAAGGGTGTAGTTCCGATCCAATATTCACACTGTCGACTCTTAGTGACGCTTTCCCAGTATTAGGGTTAAAAGTTGCCGAAACAACAGCCCAAGTCCCATTTTTTCCGTATTCTTTGAATAGATTATATTGCTGGTTATTCGCACCGTAATTCGCTAGTAATAAACTATTATAAACAAACCCAAACACAGCTAGATTCCCTAGCGTCAAAATGTATTGAAATACTCTTCCGTTCGTGCGATTAATAACCGCAACGCAGGTAAATCCACGAGATATGTCAATTGGGCTTGAATCAGGCAAAACAAGCCTTTTGTGATTGTCCGTAAACCTGATTGTCGGCAGACCTCTTCGCAAAGCAGTCCCATCCGATGTTGGATTTTGACCTGTGGGAGCAACAACGTCATTTCCGTATCCACTCTGATCATTCCAACGAGTGACAATATTCCCAGCGTCAACAATCACCCCAGTATCATGGCGTAGTAGCAATACAGGTCTGTAGACGTTTGCAAAAGTGGCTTGCGCTGGGGCTATTCGTGGTTCATCGCCTTTAACAATCATGTACTGAGGAATGGTTATTGTTTTACCAGCGTCCGCAGAGTTACAGATTAAAGTTCCGGTAGATCCATTCACCACGATTTCGTTAATTGCTGGGACAATAGCATCATTGGTGCGGACTGTCGCTGGAGTTCCATAGCCTGATATTTGGGCAGAGATAGGAATAACTTCTACATCAAGCCATCTAAAAGAAGGATCTGGGTTAGAACCACCGGCAGAAGATTTGCTCACTATTGCAGAATAAGGTTCTGCTGTAGAAATGGTAAGAGTTTCAGATACCGTTATTAATTCCGTTGGGCGCAAGTATGTTGATGCTTTAATTGATACATTGTTGATATTGTCTTTTAGTACACCCAAGCAAACCACCTGAGTGTACCAATTCCCAGAAACAAAGCCTAAATTACCCAATTCTGTGAAATTAATAGTTAGTCCATCAATCAAGGTTTCCGTTGCTGCATGAGTCGGCTTGCCAGTTCTAGTAGCTTGAACCCATGCCGTGCCATTCCATGTTGGATCTGCCGACACCCAGGACGAAGTCCCCGGATTCCAGTGGAATGTCTCCCACACAAAGGGATTAAATACATTGCTCGTGTTTATTCCTGCACCAGTAATTCCTGTTATTCTGTTTGCGTTGCCATATTTGTATATATAGTCACCGCTTTTATCCTTTTTCGATCCAAAAAATAGTCCATCGCCCAACCAGCAAACACTATCCCATATACTGTTGTATCTACTGTCTACCTCTGTCTGGTGCTGAAATAGAGTTGTTTTCCCTTCTTTAATGAATTTACCCGACAAGAGATACCCATTCTCGTCCAATATCGGAGTATCTCCTAGCAAGCCACTTGAATCGAAATCATTGTTGACAATCCATTCGCTAGTTGTTGTACCAAAAGTGAGAAGTATCCCTGAGTGTGTCCACGTAGGGGTGGGGATGCTTGCGCTATACCATTGTCCTTTAGGAGAGGAAACGAGATATTTGGGCGAAGCTTGCCGTAGCGACAAAGCATTTGTATTAGTTGCTCCAGCAACACCAAATCCGTATCCGTTGGCAATACCACCAGATAAAGTCCACCACCATACAAGTGCGTTGTTATTTGATTGAGTGCCGAATAGAGCTATTCTATTGGGTGCTGATTTGTCGGCAGTGATAAACCAAAGAGATCGATTGTCGCTTGAGTTGAGGTTTGATAGAGGGAATGTGAAAGTTAAATTTGTGTTCCAGTCTTGGCTATTTCGCAGGGTGAAAATTGCTCCATCCCAAAATAATGCGTACAGAATATTAGAGAATCCAGCACTAACACTTCGACACCCTGTAGTGACCAAATTAATAACTGCTGAGGAATTTCCAGGCGTTATTTCCCATAATCCGGTATTGTCACAGGCCGCATATATTTTCCCAGTCGCCAGAACAAATTCCACATGACGAAGTGCTGTGACAGGCAAGGAAGGTTGTGTGCTGGAGTCCCAATCCTGGTGATCTCCATTGACAAGATTTATTATGCTTATCCCTGTACTGTCATGTCTGATAATTTGAGTTTTACTGTAGGCAATATCATGAGTTGTCTCTCCCGTGCCAGCATGATATCTGGGATAAGGCTTTCCGTTTGCAAGATTATTTTGGTGGGTAAAGATTGTTGCTAGTTCTATGTAATTAAAAGCATTGTCGTTGAAATGTGTCACTCTGCTTCTTTGAAAAACATAAGTAGCAGTACCTATAGAGCCAGAGTTTAGGATCTCAATTCTGTAAAGTTCGGGAAAATTATCCGCCCAAGAGCCTTGTATATTTGGTTTTCCACTGCCACTAGCCAAGTTGTTGCTATCTTGGAAAGGTAATGTGGCACTATTCCCATGTGAAAACATATTTTGGAACGGCGTGGATGTAGATTGATAATTAATGCTGCCAAATAGTTTACTTACAGTTCTCCCGGCAATTCGATCTCTTGACGGTTCTGCTTGATATCCAGTCCCTATCATCGTGTAATATCTGCCTACCGATTTTGTATTTGGCACTGAAGCGACAAAATCATATCGAGCTGCACCATACGCCTGTGTATGAACTTCCTCAGAATCATCGCTAAATTTGCGTACACCATCCCCATATACAAAAAAGTTAAGGCAAGACTTATTTGCCTCTTTAAAATTGCCATAAAGTAGCGGGAAAACAAAGTTGCGGATAGATGTATAAAAAGTTGAGTTCCACGAAAATCCATTCGCTCTATTTATGGCATAAATCATGTCTTGGGAAATAGCAGGAACATTGTTATAGCCAGAGTAACTGCTAGGAAGCCTGATTCGGTAAGTAACGTCAATGATTTCATTCTTTTTCTGCTGGATGTTAGAGCCAATATCTATATAAGCCCATATAGCACCAGATGTTCCACTGTTAGCTTGAGCGGCTGTGTGATCAATTGCTGAAGCGATGTTAGTTAATGCTATCGTTCTGAAAAATCGGTCAAAAGCAATGTTGGAGGGATACAAAGATCCCACAAATCCCAGTCTTTGTGATATTGTTATTTCTTCAACTATTCCATCATTATTGAAATCAATATAATTAGTTTTTGGACCAATGTTAATGGTATCCGTACTCGCAGTCCCAATAAAGTTACCAATCCAAAATAAACTACGCTTCCCATTCCCAGGTGCTTCTGTGGAAAAAGAAATATTAAGTGAGGTTAGCCAAGGCAATATTATTCCTCCATAACCAATGTATTCATTTGCGTATGTACTATGTCTAGCGGTATAAGCTTCATTTATGAAACGATCAGTAATTGTATTTTCCTGTGTAATAGTTTGCCGAACCTCAAGAGTTTTAGCGTCTTTAATTTCTATTGTAAATTCGCCTTCTAATCCACCAAAATAATTAACAATTTGATTATTTTTCATGATTTTTTAGTTAAAAATTGTTCCTGCTGTAGACCAAGTATACTGATTATTTGTTGTTGTTGTAGAGCTAATAAAGCTAGAGGTCTCTGCTATTTCGCCTAACGCATCTCTTTGAGAAATAGATGTAAAGAAGAAAACATCATTATTTGTCGTTGTAGTCTCAACTGGAAAAATTGAAGCCTCAAGCAGCGGTGATTCATAGGATTGGGTTGAAATTCCCGTATAGAAATAAACATCAGAATTTATGATTGAATTAACTCCAGCAAAGATGGATGCTTCAGCAGCTAATCCAGACACAACACCCGCTCCTATGAATCCAAGATCGGAAGGAGCTTCGTAAATTGGACTTGTTTTTATTTCCTGGTTTACATAATTATCAGCCTTGAAATATCCGACCAATCTGTAATTAGCTTTTACTCCAAAAATCCTCCTAAATATCATATCTGTAGAAGTGTGGTAAAGCTTGTATTCCCCATCTAAATTCGCCCACACCTCTACTTTTGTTAAAAATTGACTCAGAAGTGACGGCATTACGAAATATGCTGGTAGTTTTAGTGGGTCTGGCAAAACTATGATTGATGAATCAATTGCATCAATCCTTGGTAATGGATGTGAGCCAAGAATTAGCTGAGGTAATGCCATCGCATCTGGCGTAATTTCTAATAATTGATTTTGCAATATAGAAGGGACGGGCAAAGGCGCATAAAGTTTTTTATTGAAACCAATATCTGGGCGTTTCCACAAAAGATGTCTAAACATAATCAGAAATCATTATTCATTACACAATACAAAATGTTGTCGCATGCAAACGAAGATATAATATCAACGCCATCAATCGTAAATTCTGGAACTAATTTATTTGCAAACTTAAAAACACTTGGATCTAGTGTTAAGTTTCTGTCAAAACTATCTGAAAAAAACATAAAAATATAGCTCGCGCCTTGTACAAAATTTGTGCAAGTCAAGAAAGCATTAGAAAGATTTAAATTCACAATAAAGATATTGTTTTTGCCTAAATTTATGGACGTATTCGCTACTAGAGTGACGTTTACAATTGAAAATGGCGCAGAATTTAAAACTCCCAATACGTTTATTGTAAAATCATTGCCGACAATGATACCACCAAGTGTTGATGTTGTGGCAATTGGTATGTCTAAATTAATATTGTCCTGGATATAATTTATGTCAACGGCAGTTAAGCCAGTGGCATCAACATCAAGCCCGTTACCGACAATGATACCACCAAGTGCTGATGTTGTGGCAATTGGTATGTCTAAATTAATATTGTCCTGGATATAATTTATGTCAACGGCAGTTAAGCCAGTGGCATCAACATCAAGCCCGTCGCCGACAATGATACCACCAAGTGCTGATGTTGTGGCAATTGGTATGTCTAAATTAATATTGTCCTGGATATAATTTATGTCAACGGCAGTTAAGCCAGTGGCATCAACATCAAGCCCGTCGCCGACAATGATACCACCAAGTGCTGATGTTGTGGCAATTGGTATGTCTAAATTAATATTGTCCTGGATATAATTTATGTCAACGGCAGTTAAGCCAGTGGCATCAACATCAAGCCCGTCGCCGACAATGACACCACCAAGTGTTGATGTTGTGGCAGGAACTAGGCCTCCACCTCCGTTGAATATTAAGTCAACGGGTATCCATTTTGAGCGATCGCTTGGTAATATGCCAACAATTCCATCATCTCTGCACACATAGCGGAAACCATTGTAAAGAACGGTATTTCCGACTCTGTATAGCTGAGTCCCGCTATAGTTTGATGTTGGAATTACTATTTCTAACATTGTCGCTAAAAATGCGGGATCTTTTTTAAGAATGTCTGCCACTTGCTTTGCCGTTTGAGGAGTTCTATCGTTCCAAAATCCAGTTTTTTCTAGGTCTGCAAAATCAACAGAATTCTTGTTGGGTATGGCAGCATAAAAAACCGGTTCTACCTCTACCTCTTCTGTATTGGTTTTCTTGTTTAAATGTATACTTTCATTTGTCCAAACATATCCAACATAATATTCGTTTTCGTGAAGAATATACGGCAACTCGCCATCGTAACCATAGAAGTCACCATTGTCATAGTAAAAAGAGTTCGTGGTTGCTTTCTGAAAAATAGAAAAACTGTAAACCTGTTTTCTAGTTTCGGATTCAGGAAGTTCTAGTGAAAATCTTCCATTTATAATTTCGGCATCAAACTGAAGGGGAAGTGAAACTTTTTTTGGAGACTGAACACCGGAAATTAGCGGCTGTAAAAGCTGAATTCTCAGAAAGCCGTTTATTGGATTTGACCCAGCATCTGCTATGTTTCCGCTTAAAAGTGTCATAAATATAAAATTATTTGTAAAATTATTATATTATTTTAGCGCAAAATTATCATGGTAGAAAGAGCAACACCAAAATATCCAATACAGGTTTCAAATGGCAGAATTATGCTTTCTACAGGAACAGATATTGAGAAGGATGCCATATTTAGCGTACTGGAAACAAGACAATATGAGCGTGTTATGCGACCACTTTCCTATGGAACTAAAAGCTATATTTTCGATACAACCTCTGCTACATCTGTAATACCCGCGAGGGTTGAGGTGGCACTGCGATCGCAAATACCAAACCTTAGTAAAATCCAGGTCACCGGAAGCTTTGATGAAAGTGGTGTTCAACAATTAAAAATTTATTGGGAGGACAAGGATTTTAGGAAAAACGATCTCAAGCTATCTGTCTCTTAGTTTCGTGTTACAGACGTATTACAAGAGTTTTAAATACAGGCGTGTGTTTGCACAATATATTGATTTTAATCAAAAATAAAGTAAAGGGAAGATGATCACTTTCTTATAGGAAACTGCCCTTTTTTCTTTGTATCTTCCCTTTACTTTTGACACGCTTTATGTTATACTCCGCCACAGATTTTTCAACGAGAGAATGCGGGTTTGAGGCGTGTTACAAGATTCGTGTTTTGGCGGCATTGTGACAGGTTGGAAGCGAATGCCAGTTTTGTGGTTTTGGGGACGGCGTTGGGGAGAATGCAACTAAAACCGGAAACCTTGCTGTGCGGGGATTACAATATGTTTCTAGCCTGTGTGGATATATCGGCACACCAAATTTTTAGCGTGATCGCAACATAAAAATATTTTTCAGAAACACTTGACTTTTGTTGTTAGCCATAGTATTATATTTACAGAAACAAACACAGAAAGAGAGAAATATGGTAGGCAAAAAAATCACAAAAGTAACCCAAGAGAATTATGACACCGTGTGGGAAAAGCTAGAGGTTGGCGACATTATTACATGGAGCAAACAGTTTGCGTTCCATGATATGAAATTCCACTGTAGGAGAATTACGGACGACAAAAAAAGCTGTATGCAGACTGGCACAACAGGCAGTAAGTCGGCAGTAATATGTTTAGTAAAAGAGAAAAAAGCGGCTTAACCTTTATGTAAAAGTCAAGCTGTATTTCACAAATTAATTTATAAAATACAGCTTGACTTTTATTGTTGTCCACAGTAATATAGATGCAGTAGAAAAAAACAAAAAAACGAAAATGAGTAAAACACAAATTACGCACGAAGATGCTACAACGGAATTGTTAAGGGGGAAACAAATAATAGTAAAAATTCACGATGGTGAATTTAAATACAAATTTGTGACAGGCTCTAGCGACACTTCATACTTAGAGATAATTTCTCCCAATGGCAGCTTATTTAGTAAACGGGCTATCGAAAGGACTGATCTTCCTAAGAGAATGGAAGAAGCAAATTCTCTTCCTCACGTTACATTTTGGACAAAAGATATAGTTGTACAAGAAGCGGAGAAATTATGAAAAAAACAAGGCGACAATTAACGCCTCAAGAACATAGACTTAGGGAGTATGTATTGGTTTTAAAAGACTTGCAGACTTTAGTAAATATGGAGTTAGAAAATTTTTATGAAATTCCAACAACTAAAGACTTGTTGCCTCCATTAAAATCAGTTCCAGAAACTGCTCTAAGGTTAATAGTTGCATCGGAAAGATATAGAGGGTTTCTGGAAGCGCAAGAAGGGAAAGAAAGTCTCTGATTCTCTGTAATAATTTCGATAGCAGCATTAAAAAGCTGGCAAGCTGATTTAACAGTTTTTAACTGGTCAGCCTCACACACAATAATAATCCCACACGCAGGTATTTTAGATTGAATCCCCATAGACTCAAGTGCTTTAACTATCGCTAGAGCATTGGTGTATGAACCTGCGGAAATAAAAACAATTTACGTACATATATTTTAATGTAGTATAACGTTATTATAATAGCGTTATACTACATTAAAATATGAAAACAATAACCCCTAACTTTGACCATTTTACGCAACTAAACAAGCTTCAGAAGAATTGTGATGTTTATATTAAAAATAATTATCAAACCGTAAAAGACCCGCAAACAGAAGAGAAAAAGCTTCTTTATGAAAGTTCATTGTATGAGTTTTTTAAGGCATCTTGGCACGTAATTGAGCCAGGGAAAGACATATATTTAAATTGGCATCAAGAGGCTATATGCGAATACTTAGAGTATTTTAACAAAGGGCATATTAATAAATTATTAATAAATATAGCACCAAGACACCTTAAAAGCATTATTGTTACGATTAATTTTCCTGTTTGGGAATGGTTATCAGATCCCACGCTTAGATATTTGTGCTTGTCATACTCATCAAGATTGAGCGTGAAGCATAATTTGAAGCGCAGAACGATCATTAGATCAAACTGGTTTCAGAGTTTGTGGGGACATAAATTCGAGTTAAGTGGCGACAACAACCTTAAAACTGAATTTTCCAACAACTTCCAGGGTCAAATGTTTGCCTCATCGTTTGGAGGAACTGTTCTTGGGGAAGGGGGCGATCGCATTATTGTTGATGACCCTCATCACCCCGAAGAATTGGAATCTGACAATGTGCGCGAAGGAACTGTCTCTGAGTTTGATGATGTCGTCGGAACGCGGCTTAATGACCCCAACAAAGGGGGAATTATAACGGTTATGCAAAGATTACACGATAAAGATATTTCGGGGCATACGTTGGCAGAAATTGGGGGATACACCCACTTATGCTTGCCAACTATAGCCGAGGAAGACCAGCGGATTATATTCCCAATGTCTGGCAGGTATGTTGACAGAAAAAAAGGAACTCTTTTACATGAGGAGCGTTTTGGTTGGTCAAAAGTCAAAGATGCTCAAAAAGTCCTTGGTTCTTACAAGTTCGCAGGTAGACATCAACAGCGACCAGTCCCTGCTTCCGGTGGTATTGTTTCGCCAGAATGGATTGTAAGGTACAAAAACTTACCGGCATTAAAAAGAATTATACAAAGTTGGGACACAGCCCAAAAAGACAAAACAGAGAACGACAATTGGGCTTGCACAACCTGGGGTGAAAGCTATGATCGAGACTATTATTTAATTCACAGTTTTATTGGAAAATTTGATTATGTGAAGGGCAAAAGAGCATTCTGTAGTTTGTACGATTCCTTCTTGCCGGATGTCATTTTGATAGAAGATAAATCTACTGGCTCAAGCCTTATTCAAGAGGCAAGAAAACCTATAATTTTAGATGGTGGGGAAAAAATAATCAAAATTGATTCCTGGATAGTTGGCATAATTCCGAAACAAAACAAAGAAGTTAGAATGGAGGTCGAGGCTACAGCTTACGAGAACAAGCGTGTACATCATCCGTATGATTCTCCCTGGTTAGCAGAATACGAGAGGGATTTATTTAATTTTCCCAAGGGAGTAAAAGACAGTATTGATAGTACAAGTCAGTTTTTGGGCTGGGTTCGCCAAAATATCCGCGATGGTGTTGCCAACGCAAGTTCAGAAAGCGAAACCGAGAACATTCTGCAAATGTTGAGATAAAAAATAATCGTGAATTAAATTTAATTCACGATTATTGTATAATCAGCTATTTTATTGTAGATAATTAATACAGAAAATGTATAGAGCATTGGATAACCTCAATGCCTAAAACACTTTTAACTTTCAAAATCTTGGTGAAACTAGAATTAGCATATCCATTAGCCTCATCACGCTGCACCTGTTGTTCCTTCACATTTAAAAGTTCTGCTAATTGTCCCTGAGTTAAACCACGAAAAATCCGGGCTTTAATAAGTGCTTCTGGTAATTCTTCTAAAGACTTACATTCCAACCTATCTATTTTCCTTGATTTGAGGTTTTCATATTCCTCCACTTGTTCTAATAGTTCTTCTATTTCACCATTGAGTGAAGCTAAATATGATTGATGTCGTAACTTTTCATTTTCATTATCTTGTGGGGGATCTTTTTCCAAATTTTCTGTTGCTGATTGAAATTTTTTAATCTGAGATTTAGTAATCATGTATTGGCGTTCATTTAAGATCATGGTTAGCGTCCTTAGTTAGTATTTGTTCTGTATAGAGATATCATGCTTTAACAATTACCATTGTTCAAGCGGAAGACTGTAATCTAGAGTTTCAAGCCCGTTATGCCAAGGAACTGTTTTAAAGTTTTGCAGAATAGCACTGATCTTTTCATTTCTTGTGAGTTCTTTGCTTTTTGGTGCTGACATATATTTTTGTTTTTGCTTGTGTTTTTTGCTTCTTTATATAGCATATACCACTGGATAACAAAAGTCAACAAAATACTTTATGCACTGTTCTCGTTCATTGACAAATTTTTGATTGATTTTATGCAATTTTCAGCATAAGAAGAATCATAAAGTTTTCCTGCTGGTATTCTTACGACAACAAAGCCATTACGAGCAAACAAAGAGTTGCGTATAGCATCCTTAACTTTGTCTTGATGGTATGCAGCACCATCAATTTCAACGACTATTTTTTTAGCACCAAAGATTAAAAAATCTGCCTCTCTGAACGCAAAAGATCCGTCACGTTGTTGAAGCTGCATTCTTACGTTTACGCCAAATACAAAACCAGCGTCTCGCAGCATTTCGGCAAACTTTACCTCTGCGGGTGAACGGAATATAAAAAAGGAGGTTAGGTCATTCTTATCAAAGCCTCCTTGTTCTACAATTTGTTGTGATTTTAATTCGAGTGTTTCTCTGGTTTCGTGTATTGTGTTGTTCATTTTGTTATTTGTTAAGATAACAATATCTTAACATAATTATTTAAAACTCATTACACTCAAAAACAGAATATTTTCTTTTGGTAGCTGAACTTTTCCCAATTATACCCAAGGGGTCGCAAATTTTCTTGAACATAGAAATTTCTACCCCTATAAACAACACTGCAATCAAATTCTTGTATTGGCATTTTTGCTCACCCGCTTTTCATGTCTTTATTTTACCACAAGCAAAATATTAAGTCAATATTGTTGCAATATTAATTTAGTGTGATATAATATTGATGTAGGGAAAAATTAAATTAGGAGAATTACAGTGCTTTGAATAAACATTCTGCGAAAAGTCTTAAACAAACCAAAAAATGTTGCTGTGGCGACAAATAAAGTTAGTTCTGGTAAACATTTAAAACAATTCAATGACGGCATTGATTTATTTTACCAAAGTGTCAATTGTCCACCAGAAGACACAGCCACGAAAGACGGCTGGCTGTGCGCCGAAAGAATATGGAAAATAAAAAACGACTTACTTCTGGATAGTCGTAAAAAATTTAATTTGGTTTAGTGGTAATTGGACATTACTCAAATGCCCTAATTAATTTTATAAAACTATGGAAACGGAAACTTTCATTTACCAAGATTATCTAATCGAGTTGTCATATTGCAATATGGCAATTTTTACCATTCTAAAGTTTTCAAAGGTGGTAAAAAATATGATTCCTGTCAGTCAGAAGACAAAGAAGATTGTTTGAGACAAGCAAAGAGTATTGTCGAGTTTTCAATTGAGTGCGATGCAATTAATTGTCAGGAATATTGCCTAAAAAATATGTCACTACAACTTTCTTTATTTAGTTTAAGCAACGTGGTCGAACACCCGCATTACATCTACTATCCAGATTTTTTAGATACTAATACGGCAACCAATTTTTTCATGGAGTTTGTTGATTTAGATTGGCGACAAAATCAAATGTACATTAATCAAAAAATGATTGATGTACCAAGAAAAGAGTGTCTTTATGGTGATACAGATACATCATACAAATACGCAAACATTGAGATGAGAGCAAAGACATGGAATCCACCACTTTTATCTTTGCGAAGCAAAATAATGGAGGTATTTGACTACAAATTTAACATCGTGTTTGGCAACCTTTACAACGACGGGAACAGTAGTATTGGTTGGCACAGCGATGATGACAGCCGGATGGGTGTAGATCCGGCGATCGCATCAGTTTCTTTTGGTGCTATTCGCAAATTTAGTTTTATGGAAAAAGAGAGTAGGCAGACTGAAAGTTTGTGGTTAGAACATGGGTCTTTGTTGATTATGAAAGAAGGTTGCCAACGGACACATTTACACTCACTACCGAAAACAAAAAAGATTATTGGGCAGCGAGTGAATCTGACCTTTAGATCCTTTTGGTGGATTCAGCCATGAGAGTGTCAATTTGTAAAGTCAGATATTAATGCAATATTGGTTGACATTAAATTAATATTGCATTAATATCTTGAAAGAAGATAACAAAACAAAAACAACAAAATGCGAACAACAATCATCAAGATGTACAACGAACTCACACCCTCCTTACAAGGTGTTGTAAGTAAGATTTTAGAGGAAGCCGAGTCTTCATTTGGATCTTCAAACTATTTAACACTTGTAGCCAAAACTTTGATTAAAAACTTAGTTGAAACAAACCCAGAAAATACCCTCGTCCAAGGAATATTTGTTTCTTCAATTCCTGACGACATTACAAATGAGGAGCTAGATTGGGAGACAACATTTGCTTATATGAAAAAAAGAAAAAACATTTTTGACGATTTTTGTTTTTTTGTTTTTAAGCCAATTATTGAATATCTCCTTGGTATTAAAATAGAAAAAAGTTTAAATGAAGACCAGAAAAAAGCTCTTGGCACTGCGATCGCTGTTGCTGCCATTATTCATTTTTCAAATTTAAGAGTTGAAATAAAAGATAAATGGCATCTTTTCCCACACTTAGAAGAAAAATAAGTACATTATTTTGCCAATAAAGCACTGACAAAAAGTAATATCCTCAAAAAACAGAATTTTTTGAGGATATTACTTTTTTATAAAAAAATTATTGCTTGCCAGAAAGCAGCCAAGGGATTAATCTTGGTAATTCTTGGTCTTCGTATATACCTGCTGTATCACTCAGAAGAGATGGGCTATAAAGATCAGAAGTAGCAGTAGTAAGACTTTCTATTGCTTCTCTTGAAAAACCTCTTAATGCTGGGATACTGTCAAGCTTTACCAGCAAATCTTTTGCTCCTGATATTTTTGTACTTGTTTTGTCAAACAGTGGTCGTGCAAATTTTAGTATTTCTCTTTCAAATGGGATTTTTATCCGCTTTGGTTTTTGGTCTAATTTTAGCTCTGCTTTACCAAAATAATCTTCTCCATATTCATCTGGGTTTAAGTCAACAATCTCTTTAAACCTTGTTACATTTTCGCCAGGGAAAACTTTTGCAGCTATGTCGTTAACTCCTTTTTCTGTGGTTACAGTAATATACCCATCCTCGTCTGGGTTGTAGTCTTGACTAAAAACATTAGCATTCATAATTAATCTCGTGATAAATCTTACTAATATCAATTATAATTTTGTTTTAGTCCTTGTATTAGAAAAATAAGATGCAAAAAATTACAAACATTGAGTATGGCGTAAAAATACCAGTCAATAAAGTTCACCCAAATCCTTGGAATCCAAACGAAACGACCGACAGGCAACAAGAGGCAATTCAAGAATCGCTTGATGACTTTGGGCAGGTTCTTGAAGTCTTGGTCCGTCCACACCCCACTATTAATGATGCTTATCAAATAATTGATGGGGAGCATCGTTATATGGAAATGTCTCAAGATGGCGTTATTGTCGCCAATATTTTATACGGCATAAGCGACATAGATGCCAAAAGGCTGACAATTGTGATGAACCAAACGAGGGGTAAACCAGACAAAGAAAAGGAGGCTGTGCTTTTAGCTGAAATTAAAAACATCCAGCCAGAAACCTTTGGTAACGCGCTACCTTACACGCCAGACGAACTTGATGAACTAATAGCGATCGCGTCCAAAAACCCAGATAGTGTCAACTATAAAAATGATGACGACAATAGCGAAGGAGATGGAGATGGCGACGGGAATGGCGAAGGAGATGGAGATGGCGATGAAGATGAAGCACCTGCGGCAGATGCTGTTCAAATTAGGGTCAAGCTTGGCGATTTGGTTCTTATGGGTGAACACAGATTAGTCTGCGGTGACTGTACAAACAGAAAAAATATCGCTCTTTTGATGAATGGGAATAAGGCCGCAATGTGTTTTACAGATCCACCATACAACGTTGATTATGACCCAGAATCTCGTGGTGGAGAATTAACAGAAAGACAAATAAATGCTCCGCTTGGGAAAATCAAAAACGACAGTATGTCGGATGTAGAATTTCGCAAATTCTTAGATAAAGTCTACGCATCTATAGACAGATGTATGATTGAAGGAGGACCAATATATATATGTCATGCAGACACTATGGGTCATCATTTTAGGAATGCTTTTGTTGCCCAACCCTGGAAATTGCAATCATGCTTAATTTGGATGAAAACATCTATGATTATGGGACGCGCTGACTATCAGTGGAAACACGAGCCGATACTTTATGGATGGAAAGAAGGTGCAGCGCATATATGGCACGGAGACAGAAAACAGACAACTATTGTTGAATGTGCAACAACTCATTTAGATAAGAAAAATTGTGACACCGATGGATATGTGCATCCAACACAAAAGCCAACACCACTGGTTAAATATTTCCTAGAAAATTCTAGTCAGATAGGCGATTTAGTTCTTGATTTGTTTGGCGGAAGCGGGACAACACTAATTGCTTGCGATGAGCTTAATAGAGTTTGCTACACGACAGAATTGGACGAGCGTTTCGCCAATGTTATCGCCACCAGATGGGAAAATTTCAACGGAGGAAAAATCAAAATTATTAGAGATGGTGTTGATATTGGTGACGGTTCTGCATCAGAAGAAATATCTGAGGATCAATTGGGATTTTAGAGTTTTGTTGTCTAAAATTAAATATTTGACAAAAAATATATTATACTTTTAACTTGGATGTATAGTATATTTTTTCTTTTTAAAATGTCCACAAAACCAAATAAAGAAGTATCATTTGCTGCTATTGAGTCTGTATGCCCAAGGATGAAAGAGGAAAGCTTGAGGGCATACATAGCTTTTACGGATTACATTTATTACAATTGCAACAACTCTGAGTTGCAAAGAATTTATGCCAACACAAAACCTGGCGAATCTTTGCCACCAACAAGAGCTATGTCAACAATTCAGACATGGAGTTTAAAATTTAATTGGCAAAAAAGAAAAGAAGAATGGCTAAGGCATAAGCTCAATCAACGCGAAGAAGCGATGTTGCTACATTGGGAAGAACACAGGGACAGGATTTTAAGCAGTAGCAGAACTTTACTTGATAAAGCCGAGCAAATGCTAAAACAGCCAATTGTTCGGTCCACGGCCGAACAAGACGGCAAAACAATAATTATAGAACCTTCTAGATGGGGGTTTAGAGATGCAGCAACTTTTATGGAAGTTTCTACAAAGTTAACTAGGGAGGCTGTCGGTGACGACATTTGGGCTAAAGACTTGTTGCGACGTAAAGGGTATCATGTGTTTGAGCCTGGAATGGGCGACATTGCTATCGCTCTCAATTCTTTAGTCGCTGCAAAGATAATTCCATACGAAATAGTGCCAAGAATTATAAATGCCATCAAAGAATCGGAGATGGCGATGTCAGAAAAAATACAAAATGCTTTTAATATGGTTATAGAAGACGAGTATTACAAAGAGGTGGGTGTAGCTCCTGATGTTGATAACGATGAAGAATCTGACAGCACAGTAGATGTTGATAATATTGCTGCACAGGCTCTAGAAATGCGAAATAGATCAACAGAAGACAGTGAATAGTGTTGACATTTTTTTAATTTGGGATTAAGATAAATTCAAATTGTTTTATATGAATATTACGGCTGTTTCCCCCATCCAGCCGTTTTTTGATTTTTATTTTACCAAAAAATATTATGACAAAAGTTAAGGATTTGCTAACTGGCAACACAATGCAAGCGCGTGGGCTTGATTTACAGCTATTTCAGCAATTAAATGAGTTAGCACCAAATTCTTTGGTTAATTTTGAGGATTTAAAAATTAACTCTGGTGATGGGCTTTTTCCGTATTGTCAGCCATCAACCAAAAAAAGCTTTGTCTGCTGCTATATCTGCCTACGGTAAGCCGATTACTATAAATAGTGCCTACAGGTCTGTAATTGCTCAAGCGATGCTGTATTCGCAAAAATAAAGGGGATTAATAAAGAATCTTGTTGCCTATCCTGGCAAGTCTGACCATCAAAGGGGCGCGTCCTTGGATATTGAAGAATGGAAAGACGCTAAAGATATAATGCAAAAAAAACGGGTTTGCTTGGACTTATGAGAATGCAGATGCAATGCACTTTGATTGTAAAAGCAGCACAGCAGACATTCGTGTAGACTCAATTAAGGCATTCCAGATTTTGTGGAATAAAGCCACCCCAAGAACCAAATTTCTGTTGATGGTGATTTAGGGGAAAAACATTAGACTGCATCTACGAATCCCCCGCAGAGGGATTCGTAAACGTTGGCTACCCTCGGATTTTAAGGCTAACTACACCAATTCAAAGCGGTGTTGATGGTGGACAAATTTAAGCAAATCCGTCGCCAGATTTTATACAAATCCATTCACCATCACCATCTCTTTCCCATGTCGCGCTCCACAGCGGTGCTGAAACCTCTAAAAAATATTTTGTATTAGGCTCAAAATGGATTTGATTTTCAGCATCTTTCAAAGTTATTAAATCTATTTCAAAATCAAAAACAGACTCCCTATCTTCTTTGCAAATGTACGCACTCCCAAAACCAACTGTGTATATTTGGTCTTTGTTGGCTTTGCTGCCAATTTTGTTTCTAGATTCCCCTTTTTGGGTTATATGTAAATCAATTTGTGTCATTATTTTTGCTTACTTAATTGTTGTTATTGTCGGGTTATTTAAATTACTAGGATGATCGCTAAATCTATCAGGAATTTCTTCTACATTCCATCCTTTAGTTTTGACAAAATCACTAATTGTGGTTATTAGTGACGCTGTGTTTACTGAAAGTAAACCGTCTGCAATCTGGACATTAATTAAATTTCTTGCTTCGATGTTTTCGCCGGATAAATTAATCTTTTCTGGTATTTGCACTTCTATCCATGTTGGGTGGGAGCTAGAAATCTTGTAATTAAATATTCCGTTCCCATTCACCCTAATGTCATAGTTTTCAGATATATCTGAAAATAGTCTAATATTCTCGCCGTACTCTACAGCTTCTTTCGATATTCTTAAAGTTGACATTTTTGCTCTTAATTTTGAAATTTGATTTACCGTTCTATAAAACTTACCCAAAATTACCAAAGTCTAGACACATCTGGACAGCGATAATCTATGTTTGACATTTTGTTGATTTGATTTTTATTTATCTATAATTAGATATATATCAAATCGTATATAAAGTCAAGAAAATAAAGTCCAATTTTTAAACAATTAAATTGTCATAAATGGTATTGAAATTAACGCCAAAATTAACACCAAAAACCTTTTCAAGCTTGCATAGAGTCGGGTATGCGATCGCCTCTTCATCTTTTGTTATCCGATTCCAATATGTCCGGCTAATTTTAGCCTCCTCGCATTTAAGCCCCGGTAACTGAAAATCGCCGCTACACAAACAAATTCCGCCCGCGCAGACTAACCAAAAATCAAGAATTTGATTTTGTCTGTGTAGACGGGATTTCTAACCACCAGTTTAACTTGTATAATCAACCGATTTATTCATTTTTAATTATGGGTTTTGGGCTGGTGTCTTTTTTTCTTTCAGTTTTTCTACTTCCTCTTGTAAAAGTCGGTAGCGATTTTCTACGGTGTTTTCTTCCTTTTCTGGTTTAGTTCTAGGGACTCTACCAATTTCCATTTCCCGTTTTTCTAACCAGACTGCATTTCTAACTTTTTCATAGTCAAGATACCACTCACGGATAGCTTCTGCAACTACTTCCGAAGGTTCAGTTTCTATACCAGCGATAGTTTTTTGTAATTCTGTGATAGCATCTAAAGAAACGTCCGAAAAAACATAATCTTGG